TCTTAACATTAAGAAGTTTCTATAAAAATCGCACTTTTTGCACGTATCTAATCTATCTTGCTTTACTTTTTTACTAACAANCATATGTTTATATTTTAAAATGTGGCTTCCGCCTCTATTAAACCTACGGTATTTTGGCTGTTAGTTATATCAGCCTCAACCACTACTACCCTACTACTTTGATTCATTGCTCCCATCATATTTTGTTGGCTTGTTGCGTTAAACTGTGAGCTAGCAAAAGATGGCATATTCATTAAACCACCATCTGCAAATTTAACACCCCCACCTGCTGCGTTCATAGCTGATAGCTGTCCTTTAAACATTGACGTACTACGTTTATTTATAACAGCCTCACCGCCTTCTAACTCAACTACTCTACCACCTACTGCAAACTTTTCTCCTCCTTGTGCGTGTGACTTGCCTTGTACCATACCACCATTTGCATAAGTTTCTAAAACACCTCCTTTTTCATATTGCTCACCACTTGTTAATGCTTTAAAGTTTTGTCTCATACTCATAAGTAATGCTAAAGTAGAGGCCACAGCAATTAAATTAGCAGGAAATCCTTTTGCAATATCTGCAGATAAACCTTTCATTTGTAATGCAAATGCTTCTGCATTTGTGGCTAAGGCAGCAGCAGCAGAAATTTTAATACCTGCTTCTCTTACACCTTGGTATTTTTTATCATCACCTGCTAAAGTAATTAATTGTTTACCAACTTTAGACATACCATCAATTTGTTCTTTTCTTTCATCTTTTTCTTGTTTTAAACCTTTTAATTTTAAATCAATTAATTGTTTTTCAAGTTTATTTCTAATTTCTAAATCAGTATATATCAAAGGCATAGCAATTAAGGCGTCTTCTATTGCTTTTATTTTCTCTAATCTTAATGCTTCTTCAGCTTCTTTTTGAGTCATAGTACCATTTAAAACTAAGTTCATTATATCTAAATAATCTCTATTTGCTTCAGCCTCTAATTCTGTTTCTACTCTATTAGCGTGTTTAGCTGCAGTATTTTCAATAATAGCTTCTGTAGATTTATTTGTAACTACTACTTCGTCTTCTTTATTATCTGTATTAACTTTAGTAATCATTCCTAACTCCCACATTAATAGTCTTTTAGCGTTTTCTAATTTATTAGTTTTCTCAGTAGAGTTGTTATAATTTTTAGTTGCAATTTGTAGGTTAGAAATTTTATGACCAAAATTAGCCACTTCTTTATCTCTTTTAAAAGCATCTGTTACTTTTATAGTAGCATTAGCAACTTCATCTTTTACTTGTAATGCCTGTTGCTCTAAAGTTAAACCATCTTTTATTGTTATGTTATATTTATCTGCAAGTTTAGATAGTTCCGCATTAACTTCTTTTTCACGGTCTATCATTCTACGTTTTTTTTCAGCTACAACATTAAGTTGTTTGTCAATAGCTTCTTGTTCTTTTTGTATAACAATTCTATTTACTAATTCTTCATTTAATTCTCTTAAGCCGCTAGTTATTTGTTTGTTGGTGCTTTTTTCTTCGTCCAAATGACCTAAATAATCAGGATATTCTTTTTTTAATTTTACAATTATTTTTCTTCTTTCTTCTTCAGAGGTATTTACATCTTTTAATTTTACTTCATATTCTATAAGTTTTATTCTGTCTTGTTCTAAAGTTTCAGATAATGGAGCCTCAATAAATTTTGTTATATTACTTGTAAGCGTGGCAAATCCCTCTATCATTTTTTGAAAAGGTACACTAACAAAATCTAAAACAACTATAGAAAGACCCTGCATAGCTGATTTTAATTTTAGAAAAGCTCCTTGTAAAGTGTCTCCAACTATACCTGCCATTCTTGCTCCTTCACCGTTTGCTAAATCTAAAGCGTCTCTTAACTCTAATGTTCCATCTGCTGTACTTAACATTTGCTCAAAAGCAGCAACCTGTCTTTTATCAACTACTTCCATAATCTTAGCCATATCGCCTCCTTCTGCTACAAACTTTTTCATAGCAGGAACTAAATCATCTAATGAATGTATAGTTTTACCAAATGACCTTGTCAAATCAGATGAAGGGTCTTGCATTTTCAATAAAATGTTTCTTAATGATGTACCTGCTATAGATGCTTCAATACCTGAATCTGTTAATTTAGACATTATAGCTGTAGTATCTTCTAAAGAAAAGCCCGCTGATTTTGCAATAGGAGCAACCTTAGTCATAGATGTTTGGAATTTTTCTATATCCATAGCAGAACTTGCAAAAGCTACTGCCATAACATCTACTACTCTTTGTGTTTCACTAGCGTCTAAGCCAAAACCTCTTACTGCCGCACCTGCTACAGTAGCACTTCTAGCCAAATCACTACCTGTTGCAGTTGCTAAGTCAAGAGTAGCTTTTTGCGCGTCCATTATTTCACTAGCTGTAAATCCTAACTTAGAAAAATTTAATTGTAGTTGACCAACTTGTTCTGCAGTAAAAAATGTAGTCCTACCTAAATCTTGTGCAGAACCCTCTAGCTGTTTAAATTCTTTTTCAGTTGCTCCTGAAACTGCTTGAACTTTTGCCATTACAAATTCAAACTCTGTAAATGTTCCAATTACAGCAGATACAGCTCTATTTATAGTTCTAAAAGCAGTAACAATAACACCAATAGCAGCAGCTCCTTTAACAATTTGTTTAGCCATACCATTAGATGACTTAGTAACTTTTTTTGTACTATCATTAGAATCTCTTAGGCTTTTATTTAAACCTCTTAGCTGACTTGATTTCTTTTTTATTGCAGTAGCAGTTTCACTATATTGTTTAGCCCTTTTCTTTCCTAATTTTACACCCTCAGAAGTTTCTTTTTCTGTAGCTTTTTGTTCAGCTCTTAATAATTTTAATTCTTTTTTTAATATAGAAACTTTTTCAATGTTTTTAATCTCTACTTCTATTGCTACTTTTTTGTTTAATGCCATATCTAACTTATTGTTAATTCTATTACTTTATTTGACAAACTATTTTTTAGTTGTTTTTCTATTTCTTTACTTATTTCATTTTCTACAGAATCATATATTTTTTTGTCTTCTGCTTTTGCAAAAGCAATTCCTATAAAATTATATCTATTTCTAGCAACATCTTTACCAAAGTGTCTTGGCCCTTTTGTTAAATAATTGTCATTCAATTCTTTGGCTACACTAGCGGCAAATCTTTCTCTATCTTCTTCACTTTTAAAAAACAATTCGTTTTGTGCTTCTTTTTGTTTTGCCCAATTATCTATAACTTTCCAATCAACAATAACACCATTTTTACTTCCATTATTTACAAGCCACATATATTCAGTAGGATTTAAAATTTCTAAATATAAACTTCCACTCCTTTCATATACTGAAGAATAAAAAGAACGAGAAAGTTCGCCTGAAGCTATATGTTTTTGTTCTTTTAGTTCTTCTTGCAATTCATATATTAAAAGTTTTCCTACTTTATATAATCCTGATTCTATTATTTGATAATTAGTTAATGACATTTTAAGAATTAATTACTTTATTGTCTAAATTTCTTCTTAATACTTTATGAGCATTACCATATTTATCTGTAGCTACTATTGGAACTAAAAAATTTTCTCCACTTATAGTTACTGTCATATAAACCTCTAAGCCACTTCTATTAGGCACGCCTGTATTTGATATTTCGTTTTGTTTAACTGTCATATTTAAAATCCTTGATTATTTTCATCTAAACCTTGACCACTTGAAACCTCCCAACTACCATCACTATAATTAATGTCAGGGTTTGTAGCAGAATGCTCTCCTAATTCTACCCACTCTATTAGCTCTACTTTTGTTGTTTTATTTTGATGAGGCATAAAATCTATTATTTTATTTATTCTCCAATAAACACCATCAATATATATAAGCCTAGTCATATCTAAATTTGCAATTTCTTTAATTTTTAAATTAACATACACAAGTCTAATTCTAGGATTATATTTTATCATTTCTATCATACCTCTATAGTATGTGTCAAACAATCCCTTTCCAATAGCATATTCTGTATAAGTTCCTAAAGCAGTTGTAGTTTCTGTATAATCTCTAACCCATACGTTACCATAGGTTAAAATAGGAGAAGCCGAATCATCTCTATTTACTGTAGTTGCTTGAGGATATATTTTTGACAAAACAGCAGTTGTAATTGGCTGATTAGAATTTGCTATAAGACTTTGTGTGTTACCTACCCAATTTTGTATAGACGCTCTTTTTGGTGTTAAGTCATAGCCATTTGGGCTGTATCTTTTCCAATATAAAAGACGAGGTTGAAAATTATTACCCTGAACAGGTCTTTCCCAATCATTTGGAGAAGTATTAGTTCCATCTTCTTTATCCCCCCATAAACAGCCTATGTATGGAGGGTCTGTTTCAAGTATTACTGAATCTAAATCTTTAGCATTAAAAGTTCCTGCAAAAAATGGATTTTCATATATTGTAGTGCCTTTTTCAAACTTGTCTGATAGTGTTTCAAAATATGGGTATTCATCTAATATTTCTTTAAAATAATCATTACCTCTTTGTTCTACTTTTTTATCATTACTATCAGTTTTGTATTTAAAAATAATATCTGTAGTTAAACTTTGCTCTACCCATTTATCTGTTTTTTCTTGACTTCTGTCTAATAGATAAGTCCAATCAAGAGATTCTGCTAGTGGTTTGTAAAAAGAATCAAAAGGCTCTATGTTTACTGATTTATTAGATTCATTAGTAGTAAATTGTAAATTAAAAGCGTGAGCAACTCCTTTAACAAAATCTAACTGTTTGTATTCTTTATTTATAACATCTTTTAAATTAAATGTTTGACCATATGCAGCATTTACAGGGTCTATAGAAAAACCATATCTTCCGTCGTGTGTATGTCCCGAGCTTATATTTTTTTCAGCAAACAACTCATAATTACCTGTGATTGTTCCTGTACTAAAACTATTGACTGTTGATTTAGCCTGTATTTCTAGCCATACCTGAACTTGGTCGTTTTTATTAAAATAATGTGATAGTTCTAAATTTTCTAACTCCATAGTTAAATTAACACTAGAGCCTGAATTTCCTGTACTACAATTTATAGCGTGGTCTACAGCGCCTTCAGCGTACCCAATAGTTGTGAAAACTGATTGCCCTGCTGTTTTTACTCTTACATTCATTCTTACATATCTTATTTCTATTTGTAAATTTGGATATGAACCTGAATTGCTATTAGAAAAATTAGAAAAGTGTATGCAGTAATTAGAAAGGTTAATATTGTACTTGCCATATTCAGCTACTGTAAAAGCATCTGTAGAAAGATTAAAAGCACTACTACCGTCTAACTCTTTATTAAATCCTGAAGGTGAAGACAAATCTATTTTTTGATTATATACAGTTACATAAGTACCGCCATTCATTGTTGTGCCTAAAGAACTTAAATTTACTAACCTAGAAGATGTGCTTGTTTGGTTTAAATTATATCTTATATTTAAAGAATATAAATCAAATCTATAATCAGCATTATTATATTTAAAGTTTGGCAATGCAAACAGTAATTTTTTAAAAGTTTCACTTTCTATAAAATTAGATTCTATTCTATATCCTGCCTCAATAAATATTTGTTTTATTATATCATAAACCCAAATACACGGTCTCCAATCAACTACAGGCTCAGGAGTACCGTAAGTAGCATTATTGTCGTTAAATCCAAAATAACCTGTCTTATTAGCCCCTACAGGCGAGCCTGTAAAGTCTCTACGATAAGTATAAAAGCTATCTAATAATTGTAAGGTAAAGTCTTCTCCTGAAGAATTAAAGTCACCATATGAAGTTACAGGGTAAACCATAGCGGTTTCACTAGCTGTTGTTGTTGACCTTGTTTTGTATTCAGCATCATCATTATCCCAAGTACCTGATATGCTTTCTTTATTTATTTGTAAATTAACACCTGAATTAGTTTTGCCATTTATAGAAGTCCAACCATCACCATCTGTTCCTAAATCTTTTAATAATTTTTC